TAAATTTGTGGAGATTGATATTTCGGCATATCATCCACATCTAGCGGCTCGATTAATAGGTTATGATTTTCAAGGTTTAGACGTACATAGTGCATTTGCTGAAATGTACGGTGTATCTTATGAGGAATCCAAGCAAATTACGTTTAGACAACTATATGGCGGTATTTACAAACAATACGAGCATTTAGTATATTTTCAACAGGTGAAAACATTCATTAACAGGATGTGGAACGAATTCGAGACAACTGGTAAATATAAAGTGCCAATTTCAGGTTATATATTTGAGAAAGATAAATTAGATAATATGAATCCGCAAAAATTATTTAACTATGTTTTACAAAATGTAGAATCAGCGGTTAACACTTATATTTTAATGGATATACATAAATTATTAAGAGGTAAACAAACTAAAATAGTACTATATACTTACGACAGTTTTTTATTTGATATAGGAGATGAGGGAATTGAGGAAGAATTAGGAGAGATATTTAAAAAATACAAATTACAAATAAAGACTAAACATGGGACAAACTATGATTTTGAGTAAACCAATTGATATGTATAATGTAGGCAATCAATATGACTTTGATACCTATATAGATACTAACATGTTGAATAACAAATTGTTTGCGACGTTTACCGGATTGGATTCTTTAGATGAGCTAATTGTTAGTTTGTCTTCAACGTACACAATTATGTACAATAAAATGTTTGTACTTTATGTTAAAAGTACAGATGAATATGTAGTAACTTACAATGTTGAGCAAAGTAATGTTGACGGTATCCCAGTTAATACTATTTTAGTACATAGGAAAAAAGAATCTAATACTTTATATACTATAAATGCATTGAATGATTTAATTAAAAAATTAAATGGTGGTGTAGTTGATCCGACTTTTAGGATTGATTGGCAGCATTATAGAAACTGTATTTTATTAACAAATCATAATGAATTAAAACAACTTAATACAAAAGTTCATAAGATTATTGATCTTTAATATATGTATAATCACATGAAACCAGCAGATAACTTTGATTTAAGAAAATTTATTACCGAAGGTTTGTTTAATTCTAAAAATGAAACAACTGCTAGAATACTTGAATTAGAAGAGACAGTTAAGAAATTAAATTTGATATTTGAGAATGTTATTAAGTATGACTTATCACCTAACACTCCTAACGTAAACAATCTCAAAAAGCTAAAAAAGCAGTATATGAATAGTATTTTTAATACTATAAGATTCTTAAAAGGCTTATAAATAACACTTAACATATGTATAATCACATGAAAAAAGCAGATAATTTTGACGCGGGTAAATGGTTAGTAGAAAATAAATTAACTAATCAGTCTCGTTTAGATGAGCTTTCATCTAATACATTTAAAAGCGCAATAAACGTATCAAAAGAACGTGGTACCGATAGGAGAACATATAAACTTGGAGAGTTATATCTCAACCAATTTATAGGTAAAGATTTGATTGGCGGTAAGATAACTAATATTGGCGTTCATAGTCCACAACAAAGTAATTATAGAAACATAGCTATAGAAGTTACGAAAAGTATTTATCAAGATAGTGGCTATAATAAAGGTGAAAATAAACTTATAAAAGATTATATTTATTACGATATAGATAATGATTTATTTGACATGGAAAGTGTTGAAATAGATAGAAAAGATGCAGTAGTTCTTGCTAAAATAGCTTTAAAAATAAATCCTGATTCTAGATATAAAGAAACAGGTAAATACTTTAAAATAAAAGGTTATTAATTCCTTATAAAAAATTACACTATAGTTTGGTGTCTCAAACTCAAGTTCTTATATTTCCCACAATAAACAAATTAAACAATCATGGATATCAATGCAATTAAACAACGACTAAATTCATTACAGTCGAATCAGAACACAAGCAAGAAAGAAAAAATCGATTACACAAAAGTTTACTGGAAACCAAAACAAGAAGGAAAGTACCAAATTCGTATTGTCCCTTCAAAGAATGACTCAACAAACCCTTTTCAAGAGGTTTTTGTTCACTATGGAATCTCTAAATTTCCGATTTACGCTCTAACTAACTGGGGTGAAAAAGACCCAATCGTAGAATTCGCAGCAAAATTGCGTACTACAAATGACAAAGAAAACTGGGTCCTAGCTAAAAAAATTGACCCTAAAATGAGAATTTTCGCACCAGTAATTGTGCGTGGTGAAGAAGATCAAGGCGTTAGGCTTTGGGAATTCGGAAAAGAAATCTACATGCAGTTGTTAGGAATTGCTGAAGATGAAGATTACGGTGATTACACAGACATTAACGAAGGCAGAGACTTTACAGTCGATGTAGTTAAAGGTGATATAGGTGGACGTATCGGATTAAAATCATCAATCAGAATTAAACCTAAAACATCTCCTGTAAGTAAAGATGCCGCTCAAATCAAAACATTTTTAAGCGAACAACCTTCAATTTTAGAGGTTCAACGTAAATTAGATTATGAGACTCTAAAAGCAACTTTACAAACATGGTTAACACCTGAAGAAGGTGAAGAAGAAATACCAGTAGAAGAAGTTGAAGAAGCAATTGAAGCAGAAGTAGCAGCAGCACCAGTTAAAAACTATGCTCTAAAACAACCAACTCCTCCAAAAGCATCATCTAAAACTGAGAAATTTGATTCATTATTTGATGATGAAGAATCAAACGACGATCTTCCATTCTAATTAAATTAAAAAGTTATGGCAAAAGTAAAAAGAAGCGAATCGCTAACGGCAGCCGTCTCTAAAGAGATTAAAGCCAAATTTAACCTTGATTCATTCAAGGAGAAAAAAATGCTTAACGGTAACGTTAAGTTTAAAGAACAACGATGGGTTCCTTTTTCCACTGCCTTACAAGAAGCTTTATCAATTCCTGGTATTCCCTTAGGCCATATTTCAATGGTTAGAGGTAAAAGTAATACTGGTAAATCAACAACAGCAATCGAAGTAGCGGTAAACGCCCAGAAAATGGGTGTTTTACCGGTACTTATTATTACTGAGATGAAGCATGATTGGAAGCATTGGAGAACAATGGGATTCGAAATGGAAGACGTTGTTGATCAATCAACCGGTGAGGTTTTAGATCACAATGGTTTCTTTATCTATCGTGACCGTAGTACATTAAACTCAATTGAGGACATTGCTGCGTTTATTATCGATCTAATTAACGAACAAAAGAAAGGTAATTTACCTTATGATTTATTGTTTATTTGGGATTCAGTAGGATCAATTCCTTGCCAAATGAGTTTAGATCAAGGTAAAAACAACCCGATGTGGAACGCAGGTGCTATTGCAACACAATTTGGTAATTTTATTAACCAACAAATTGTAATGTCTAGAAAAGAAACCTACCAATACACAAATTCATTATTGATTGTAAACAAAACAGGTGTTGCACCAGCAGAAGGTCCTATGGCTCGTCCTAAAATGACTAACAAAGGTGGTGACACATTCTATTATGATTCTTCATTAGTATTAACATTTGGTAATATCACAAATGCTGGTACATCAAAAATAAATGCTACTAAAGATAAGAAAAAAGTTGAATTTGCATTACGTACTAAAATTGCTTGTGATAAAAACCACATTAATGGTATTACAACAACAGGTACTATTGTAAGTACAGTTCACGGTTTTATTAAAGATGATAATAATGTTATTAATAAGTATAAAAAAGAACATTCTAAAGAATGGGTTAGTATACTTGGTGAAGGCGAATACGGGCTTACTGAGGATAATAGTGAATGGGAAGAAAAAGCCGATATCACTGAATTATTAGAAAACCTAGAAATTAGCGAATAACATGAACAAAGACGAATTATTAAAACTCCTAAATAACAACCCTGAACCTGAACAATTAGTAAAAACAAACCCTCATGAAAGAGTATTATTAATAGATGGTTTAAATCTATTTTTTAGAAATTTTGCAATGATGAATTTTACTAATCAAGCAGGTGTTCATGTTGGTGGTTTAGGTGGTTTTATTCGTTCATTAAATTCCTTAATCAATACAATTAAACCAACATCAGTATATGTTGTATTTGATGGAGTGGGTTCTTCTGTAAATCGGAAGAACTTACTTCCCGAATACAAATCAGGACGTAATTTAGTTAGAATAACAAATTGGGATTCATTTGAATCGCTAGAAGAAGAACACGATGCTAAAATAGATCAGATTGTTAGATTAATACATTACTTAAAATGTTTACCTGTTAAAACTATAAGCTTAGATAAAGTGGAGGCCGATGATGTTATCGCATATTTAAGCGATATAATGTCTAATAAATACGATTCTCAGGTTTTCATAGTATCTAACGATAAAGATTTTATTCAACTTATAACGGATAAAATTATAGTTTATAGACCTACAGAAAAAGATTTCTATACTAAAACTTTAGTTAAACAGAGCTTTGGAATCTTAACTGAAAATTTTATATTATATAAGACATTATTAGGAGATAAATCAGATAAAGTAGATGGTATAAAAGGATTAGGTGAAAAAGGACTATTAAAGAAATTTCCTGAATTAGCTGAACGTCCTTGTACGCTACAAGATATCTATGATATTTCCTGTGCTAAGTTTAAAGAACATATTGTTTATGCGCGAGTTGTTGATGAAATTGAAAAATTAGAAAATAATTATTTAATTATGGATCTACATAATCCGCTGATGGGCGATATCGAGAAGGATTATATTAACGAGGTTGTGATTGAGCCGTTATCACCACTTAGAGTTAGTGATTTTATGCGTCTTTATAATGAAGATGGATTAAGTCATATGATCAAAAATACGGAATATGTACTTAATACTACATACCAAACATTAAACGGTTTCGCAAAATAAAGTTATATTTATAACAAAATAAACTCATGAAAAAATCAGAATTGAAACAAATTATTAGAGAAGAGATTGTCAAAGAACTATTTGATACAAAAGAAAAAATCAGATGGCGTGAGGGTGAAGATACAGATTTTACTGCTACCTTTACTGGTCCTAATAATCAAAAATACGTAATAGACATTACTTCTTTAGAATATTTAAATTTACCTGATAGCGCAGTTGTTGTTGCTAGTAAATTATTGCCTGATGAAGTACTTGAAATGTTTAATGATGGTGAAGGATATCATGTTGAATTTAGGGATGCCATTAAAGGTAAAGGCATTACTGGGTTAGGTGGTACTGATACAGCAAAGATCTTCGGTATTGTTATCAATGCGATAGTTGATAAAATCAATCGAGAAAAATCCGATCTTGTATTCTTTTCAGCAAAAGAACCTTCTAGAAAAGAGTTATATAAAAAGATGGCTCCACTTATAGCTTCTGAGTTAGGAATGAAACAAGTTAACAACGGTAAATATTATTTTCTTTATAAAGATTAACCACACATACAAAGTATTAAACAGTTTTACAAAATAAAGTTATGACATTAGGATCACTAGACAAATATGGAATGGGCTTCCAGATTAAGGTATTATCTTCATTATTAACACATAAGGAATTTTTATTGAATATCCAAGATGTGTTAAGTGATGAATATTTTACAAATCAAGCTCACAAATGGATTATTAAAGAAATATTAAGATATTTCACAAAATACCACACTTGCCCAAGTATGGATGTATTAAAAGTAGAACTTAAAAAAATCGATAATGATGTTTTACAACTTTCAATTAAAGAACAATTAAGAGAAGCTTATAAAGCATCAGATGAAGATTTAAAATATGTTGAAGAAGAATTTTCAAATTTCTGTAAAAATCAACAATTAAAAAAAGCATTATTAACAAGTGTTGACTTTTTAAATGCTGGTGATTATGATTCAATTAGATCATTAATTGATAATGCTTTAAGATCAGGTCAAGACAAAAATTTAGGTCACGAATATAATAAAGATACTGAATCACGTTATAGAGATGACCATAGAACAGTAATACCAACACCATGGAAAGAAATTAATGATTTATTACAAGGCGGTTTAGGTAATGGTGATTTTGGACTAATATTTGGTAATCCAGGTGGAGGTAAATCATGGTCATTAGTTGCTTTAGGTGGTTATGCTGTAAGTTTAGGTTATAATGTATTACATTATACATTAGAATTAGGTTCTGATTATGTTGGTCGTAGATACGATGCGTTCTTTACAGGAATTGGTGTTCAAAATATCGCTCAACATAAAGATCAAATTGAAGCAAAAGTAAATACACTTCAAGGTCAATTAATTATTAAAGAATTCCCACCCGGTAAAGCATCAGTTTCTACAATTGAATCACATATTAAAAAGTGTGAAGATTTAGATTTTAAAGCCGATCTTATCATTATAGACTATGTCGATCTATTACGTTCTAAGAAAACAAATAGAGAACGAAAAGATGAAATTGATGATATTTATGTAAGCACTAAGGGACTTGCTAGAGAGCTAAACTTACCAGTTTGGAGTGTATCTCAAGTAAATAGAGCAGGAGCTAAAGATAATATTATTGAAGGAGATAAAGCAGCAGGTTCATATGATAAAATGATGATTACTGATGTAGCAATATCTTTATCAAGAAAAAAAGAAGATAAGTTAAATGGAACAGGACGATTACACATTATGAAAAATAGATACGGAATGGACGGATTATCATATTATATGAAAGTTGATACTTCAACAGGCCATTTTCAAATTATGTCTCAAATGGATGAAGATGATGAACAAAATCAAAATACACCTCCTCAACAAAATACCCAATTCAGTAATAATATTAGTCCTATAGACAAGTCAATTATTCAACAAAGATTTTTCGAATTATCAAAAACAAATTAAAAAATTATTAAAAAATAACAATGAATATAGAAAATCAAATCATCTCAGAAATCACAACCCATTTAAAATATGCTAAATACCTCCCAGAAGAAAATAGGAGAGAAGTATGGAGTGAATTAGTTACTCGTAACAAAAATATGCATATTAAAAAGTATCCCCAATTAACAGAGGAAATTGAAAAAGCTTACCAGTTTGTATATGATAGAAAAGTATTACCATCAATGCGTAGTCTCCAATTTTCTGGTAAACCGATTGAAATAAACAATGCAAGAATATTTAATTGTTCTTATTTACCAATTGATGATTTTAGATCATTTTCAGAAATTATGTTCCTATTACTATCAGGTTGTGGAGTAGGTTATTCAGTACAAACACATCACGTAGAAAATTTACCTGAAATTAGAAAACCATTAAAATTAAAACGTTATTTAGTAGGTGATTCAATTGAAGGATGGGCTGATGCAGTAAGAATGTTAACTAAAGCTTATTTTGGTCAAACATCAACTGCTCCAAATTTTGATTTTAGAGATATTAGAGCTAAAGGTGCTTCATTGATTACAGTAGGTGGTAAAGCACCAGGTCCTGAGCCATTAAAGATTGCTTTAATTCATATGCAAGCGATTTTAGATCGTAAACAAGACGGTGAAAAATTAACTGCATTAGAGTGTCATGATATTATTTGTCACTTAGCAGATGCTGTATTAAGCGGTGGTATTAGAAGAGCAGCATTAATTGCTTTATTTGATTTAGAAGATGAAGAAATGCTAACTTGTAAATTCGGACCGTGGTGGGAAGTAAATCCACAAAGAGGTAGAGCTAATAACTCAGCAGTATTACTTCGTAATAAAATAGATAAAGAAACATTTATGAGTTTATGGGGTAAAATTGAAGCATCAAATAGTGGTGAACCAGGTTTCTTATTTACAAACGATAAAGATGCTGGAACTAATCCATGTGCTG